GCATACTTCTCATTGATGGTAGTATCTTTTTATCGTAAACCAACTTGTAAACTTTATTTATTTCGTCTTTTAAATCAGGATATTGTTTTATATGCATTGATTTGTTTCTCGTAACCAATTCATACCAAGTTTCTCGCCTTTTCAATTCAGGTAAGTATCTTGCGTATTTCATATAAACTGTAATATCTGATAAAATTTGTGATGATATATCCATTTTATAACCTCCCACTTTTTGTAATTTTTAACTCATTTATAAATATCAACTCATCAATTTCTTTTTTAATTTTCATTATATTCTAACCCAAATCTTGATATTTTTGAGCCAATTGTTTTCTAACATATTCATCTTGATTGTCCATTTTACCCTGCTGTTCCTTACCATCCACAGTATTACCTTCATAAATGTCAATAGAACCATTATTAGTATTTACCTTAGCGGGGAAAGTTACACCATCCGGACCAAATCTATTTTTAATAACATGAAACCTACCAGTGTTAGCTATCTTATCACCAACCTTTCTACTCAATGACATAACAAAGTCAGCCGTCATAATTTTAGCATAACTTTCAGCTATCTTTTGAGCCTCAATTACATCTTCATCCAGTGCCGAACGATTTGCTTGACTCGCAGTCCAGCACGGTATTTCATACTCACCAGCTAACCCTCTCAAATCTTCATAAATGTTTCCAAGGACATGTCTAACTTCGGTGGTAAATTTATTTGTGTCTCGTAACAAATCAGCATAATCCAAAATAATTACATCGACACCATGTCCAAGGGTAATCATTCGCTGGAGATGAGCTCCTATCGTTTGGACTGAAGCTGTTTTAGTTGGGTAATACTTAATGACTAACTCACCATCTAACTGGTCTAATTTACTCTTAACATCATCTGTGTGGAACTTTAAATTTTGTGACGCATAACCACTGAAAACACTATCGTATCGTAAACCTACATAAGCATCATTTAATTCTAATGTGTAATGAACTACTTTTTTACCATCCTTAACTGCACCGGCTCCAATTGAACTCAATACCCACGATTTCCCAATACCGGCCGGTGCAACAATAACTCCAAGTTCCCCTGGCCCTAAACCACCATCAGTTAAATCATTAATTATTTCCCATGGAGTGCCAACTGTTTTTCTAGCTGATTCTTCATACCGCTCATCAAACATATCCAAGTAAATATGACCAATATCTCGTTCTGACCCAGCTTTTAACGCATCATCTACTAATGATTTGATACTCTCGTAATCACCACTTTGAATCAAATCTACTGATTGTATTATCGCATCTTTTATCTTTTGATTTTTACAAAAATCAAGGGTTTTTTCTTGGACAAATTCTAAATCCGAAGCTTCGAAATGTTTATATGCATTTTTTAAATCTTCTATTACAGATACGCGTAATATGTCATTTTCTTCCGAATCCAATGTTATTTTTAAAACTTCAAGTGTAGGTAATTTCTTATATTTAATGAAATATTTTTTTATCTCATCAACTAACCACTTATTAGCTTCTGATTCAAAATAACTTGGTTCTAATATATCACCAATTTGTTCCAAAAATTGTCTGTTGGTTAATAGTGAAGCTATCAGTTTAGCTTGAAATGAATGTCCGTACTGGTTTAAACTTATTTTATCTGTCATTATGGTTTGTAGCTATTATATTTAATTTATTAAATGTTTCCGCTAACCAACTATCTAAATTCATAATAGCTGATTGAGCTTTATCTTCTAGCATCATTTTCTGAAACTCATATTTTATCATTTTTATATCTGTATCGGCTAGTAAATGTTGTATCTCTAATTTTGACTTACCACTTATATCAACATCATCTAATTGCATCAACCTATAATTACGGTTAATTATATCAGTATCAAATCCCTCAGCAATTAAATCATCAGGAGTCACTTTTATATCTCCCAATATTTTAGGAACCTTTTTGATTAAAGTTTTCAAACCAAAACCTTTTATACCAGGTACATTATCAGATTTATCACCATCGACCACTCTATACATCACAAAATTATGGGATGGGACTTGAAATTCTTCCTTGACAACTTCTGGTGTGTACAACTTCTTTTTAGTAGGGCTCCAAACGCTTATTCTATCATTTACCAATTGGATAAAATCTTTGTCAGTGGACATTAGTATTATTTCACTCGATTTTAATAGATTTTTTGATAAATACGCCATAGTATCATCAGCTTCAATATTTTCAACCATCATAGTAGTTACTGGTAAATTACTTAGATATTCAACTAACCGTGTGATTTGGAACCTCATAGATTGTTGCTCATCATCAATAGAATTAAAATCATACACTCGGTTAAATCTATGTTTAACTTTGCGATTAGCTTTATATTCTGGATATAGTTTTCTGCGGCGTTGTGAACCACCTTTACCATCAAATACTACAATACATCGAGTAGGGTTGTGCATCTTAATAGCATACCCGATTGACTTCAAAAAACCAGTCATTCCACCAATATGGACACCATCATCATTTGTAGCAGGATTAACCACAAAACACCTAATGAAGGTATTCAGTCCATCAATTATTAACACCCGGTCATCAAGATTTATATTTTCATCTTCCGGTTTTTTAATATTTTCTAATATACTTAAATACCTCTCATTCTTCTGCATTAGTATCATCCACTTTTACATCATCAATACCTATATTGTCCTGATATTTTAATATAACTTTGTCACATATTTGGTGGTATAACCAATCCTTCATAGCGGGGTCTTTTTCAAGAACACTTTCAAAGTCCTTTGAAAGAAATTTAATATCTTCACCATTATAGTGCAAAGTATACCAAGCTCCTCCAATCTTACATATCCCGTGCTCTTTCATTTTCTCTAACCAATTTCCATAGTTGTCAATACCTCTATCAAAATACATTGTATAGTCGGTATGGCGTAATGGTGGTCCTAATCTGTTTTTAACTATTTGGGCTCTAACTTTCATACCCAAAACATTATTTTTCTTGTCTTTTAACTGACCCATATTCTTTAATCGAATACGAGTCGATGCGTGGAATGGTAATGCCTTACCTCCAGAAGTAGTCCACGGGTCACCGAACATAACACCAAGTTTCTGTCTAAGTTGATTTGTGAACACAAGAGCCACTCGCTCCCTACCTATCATCTGAGTAACTTTCCGCATTGCCTTACTTATGACAATTGCTTTTGATGTAGCCCAACCATCTTTTCCATAATCAGCTTCCATTTCTACTTTTGTAGAAGCAGCTGCTAAACTATCAACTAAAATAGTGACCAATCGGTCTTTGTCTGATTCGCGGATTTTAATTATAATTGATTCTATAATTTCAAAAATGTCCTCTACTGTTTCAGTATGCAAATATAACATATTTTCTAAATCTACACCTATAGCTTGTAAAAATTCTCTACTAACTGAGGTTTCAGTATCAATATAAACTGCCACACCACCCTTCTTCTGAGTTTCTGCTAGTAAATGAGCTCCAAGTAAAGATTTACCACTTGATTCTAAACCATTAATTTCTGTAATACGGCCTACCGCAATTCCTCCATCTGGTTTATTGGCTATTGCTAAATCTAACATATCTGAACCAGTTGAAATGAAATCTTTTATATCGGTGGGGCTTGTATCAGTACCATCAAGAAAAAATGCTACTTTATTACCCTTAAATTTTTTATTTAAATCACCAGCAATAATACTGGCTAAATCGTCTCTAACTGACATATAATATCTCCTAATGGGATAAATAAGTGGAATTTATAGTTAAGCTATTACCATACACCATCGAAGGAATCGTGGTCCAAGTTACCAGAAACCCCACTTATTTAGTTTATGTGGTTTTAATTATTAAACAAGTCATCAAACGCGTCAGCTACTTTTTCTTTTTTCTCCGTAGCATCAACAATTGGATTGGTAGTTTCTTGTGTTTGATTTCCAGTATTACCAGTTTCATTAGAACCCTCATCGGTAGGATTAAGGTAATTATTCAGTACATCTTTTAAATCATCATACGATAATTCCTGATATATATCAGTAATTTTCTGTTGATTATCAAACATACCTTTTAACTTCTCTTTGTCCTCAATAATCGGAGTTTGATTTGGTTTGACTCTGATTGATGTTGATGGAAAGCTAGCTCCTGTTTCTTCTGCAGTTTTAAATTCTACTGCAATATCACGACCAGTCATTGGGTCTGCAATATCACCATAATCTGGGTCTGCTATAAAACCTAACAATTCTTGATAAACTGTTTTACCAAATCCCCAAAATCTAACTCCCTGTGATTCTTCGCCACGAACTACTACCGGAACGAATGTTCTCATCTTAGCATCCATTTTACGACCTAATCTCCAATCATCTTTATTACCAGTTTGCTTTAATTTGGTAGCAAATTCTTCAATCGGGTCTGGTCGACCAAATGAAATCGGTGAAAGGTAACTGCGTTTAGCTATGTCATAGTGGAAGTATAATTCAATAAAAGGATTGTCTTTATTGAATTTATAAGGTACTATTCTGACCACCTGTGTCCCAGGGGCTGGTTTCCATAAGTTAGAAGTTTTATTACTCGTATCCTTTAATTGGGATAACCTTTGCTTGATTGCGTTAATATCCATTGTACATCTCCATGTGTTATTTATTATTTATTAGTTACTAATTGTTATTTGTACCATTATCGGTACCCAATATAAATATAACAATTCTTTAAAAAATTTCAATATTTTAGGGGTCAGGTAGAAAGGAGTAAAACCCAACCCCTCTAGCATTGATGCTAGATAATTTATTATTTTGATAAAAATCTCTTATTCATAGTTTTTGCGATATCTACTACATTGGTAACATTCACAAATTCAGCGTCATTTCCATACATAGTTTTAAATGACGATACTCCATATGCCCTATCATAATTATCAGAGATGAAATAACTGAGAACCTTAATACCTTTGTCTCGCATTATACTTACCATCTTTTTAGTATGCTCATTAGCTCTTGTTCCAGAATAAGAAATGTCATTATTAAAAAACTGAGGAGCACCATCTGAATAATTAATGAAATAACTGTCCTGTGTATTTGAACTTGGAATCAAATCGTCCATTATAGCTTCAAAACATAACCCCTCTGGAGTTGTTCCACTAACACTAAGTGCTTTAAATAAAGTTTTAACTTTGACAAGCTTATCAACTCGTGAATCGTAACATACCAATATAAAAGGTACACTTGCATTGGAAGAATATCTACCAGTTGGACTATGTGTTGTTCTGATTGAAACAACCACATCAATGTTACCAGTCATATCAGCAGCTTTAATCATTGCCACCGCTGATGTCATTGCTTTATTCCATTTAGTTCCACTCATAGAACCAGAAGCATCTATTGATAAGTGAACAAACACTTTATTAAATTTATCAACAAAAGTCTGACTAAATACATTTGAATTTCCAAATCCAAGTTCAGCGATTAATCTTTTATCCAATCTACCAGAGTCTTTTCGAGTATATTTAGTAGTATTTTCCTCATTTCTAATTTGAAGTTTTTTACCTAAAACTGTTCCAATTCTTAAACCTTCTTCAACAAAATCATATTTATTCCACCTAGAAACACTATATGAACTCATATTACGCTTTGTAGCACAATCAAACTGGTCTGACTCAATAATAGCTCGTGTTAATTTTTTAACTACTAAACACCGTGTCCCGTTAGTATTACCTCCCCATGCACCGTCACCACTACCAACATTTTCATAACTCGCTTCAGCATCATCAATAACATTAATATCATTTAAATTCTTCTTTGACATTTTAGTTTTTTTAATATCACCATCTAAAAAGTTAGACTGTTTATTGAGTGCATTTTGGAGTTGTTTCTTCTGTGCATCAGTTAATTCTTTAGCTTCTGACCCATCATCATTAGTTGAAATACCACCACCATCTGAAGTTTCATCACCACCTTCATCTGAATTTTCATCTGAATTTCCTGTATTACCATCACCTCCACTTTGGAGTCCATCCGAAGTTCCTCCATCTGAAGTTTCATCATCTGAAGTTTTACCAGTACCTTCAATCGAAGAACCATTATGTACAACATTATCTAATATAATTCTGTAAATACTTTCGGCTACATTATAGGCATCTTCGGAAGTTTTCAGCCTCCCGATGTTCATAATATCAATAACACCCCAAATAGCTCTTAACCCTTTAAGAGCTCCTAACTGACGGTTATTGTTATGAAGATTGATAATTCTTCCTTCGTAACTTTCCCAAGTTTCCTCGCGTAAATCAGATGAAAGTAACATTTTATCAATAACTCTTGAATAAAAATATTTTTTATACATAGAATGATAATAACCTTTATACCCAGGAGAGGATTTAAAAATATAGTTATCAATCCGTCTGTCCTCAACATAGTTTAATAATGTTTTTAAGTGACCCAAAACTGTATATCGGTCAAACCCTTTCTTTTCAGCTAACACATAAACCTCAGCTGGAATATTAACTTCAAGATTTTTAAGGAAATTAAAATCCGAAAGTTTTATATGTGAACCTTCGTGAAGTGCCAAACCCACTGCAATATCAAAATTCTTCTCAGTCAAATTTGCCCCGATACAAACTGTCTTACCATCTGTATAACTCACATCATTACTATTGAAAGTCACTGGAATAGACTCACCAGTAACAATATTAACAAAATTACCAATCGCTCTCTTATATCCAGCTAACTGGACTAAATCTTTTCCAGGAGCTCCAGTTGCTCCAAATAACTCATTGTATTCATCATTCCCACTATCCATCCAAAATGACGAATATTGAGTTGATGTAGTAGCTTTTTTGACAGCGTTTTTAAATACAAAACCTCTATTATCTTTTAGTGTGTTGTTAAACATTAAATCCTTTCGTGTTTTTTTCTCGTTTTTTATCATATAATAATATACGAACCTTTTGGTATGCAAACCTAAGGATTTCTGAAATTAAATTGTAACCATTTGTAACAACTCTATTCATAAACTCCTTTTGTATTATTTGTCTCACTATGTAATATAGTGACATTTCGGTATGCCATACAAGTCTTTTTATTTTTATATTCCCTTTTTTTATCATTTATCATACTATATAATATAAGGGTTTTTTGGTACCTAAGTCAAGGATTATTTTTGTGTTTTCCAAGTTGTTACATCTATTATTGAATAAATGTGAGTGTGGATATGGTTGAGGTCATTATCTTCGGAAACCAGTAGTAATGAATTACTATAATTATTCCAAGGTATCTCAAATGATTTATCTAAAACACCATTGTTTAATTTTCGGATTATGCAATTTAGTGCATTGATTGTATATAAACTATTTGTCTGTTTTTTTCTATGTAACGAGATTGTATTGTCTAAAAATTTCCCAATATTAACGGCATCTACATTATAAGTACATATCAGCTGGTCTCTGTCATCTTCATCTTGAAATACATAAATTTTGTTAAATATAATATCATAAGCATCTATTATGGTTGATAGAGTAGTATTTAATTTACCACTTTCTGTGAATGTGCATAATAATTGAGTTCTCATTTTATTTCCTAAATGCCCCCAATATGGCAGACCAATCTTTAGCTACTAATTTATATTTTGATTTTGCGTCTGGTACGCCATTCATCTGTCCTTTAGCAAACCTAATAACAACTGTTATTTCACCAACAACACCTGCACTTACAGTTCCAACTTGTAATACAAATTCAAAATCTGATTTATTTGTATTTATATGATAATCCATTGTAAATTCTGTTTCATCAAAAGTTTTATCATATAAAGTTTCACTCGGTATAAACCAAAATGTTTGACCTTTATTGGCCGCATAAAACATACTTGTCTTTCCAATACTTAATTGTCGCTTAAATAAATCGTGCAAACCACTATATATTTTATCTTCATTCTCTTTTAAAAAATGACCAAATATATCTTTAAATCCTTCTACCCTTACTGTAATCCAATCACTCCATTTAGTACCATGATATTTTTCTTGAAGTTTACGACAAAAATATTTAAATGTTTTATGTTTAGATTCTTTCTTTTTCTGTACAGGCCACCCGAGAGCATCAATTAATATATCATATTCATCTGCAGTTATTTTTTCCGATTGATAAGCACTCCAAGTTGTTTTAGAATGTTTTTTAAATATATTTTTAGCTTTTTGTTTATTTTCTCCATAAATTTTAGAATTAAATAATTTTGTTACAAGTGTTATCCAATCTTTAGTCATATAGTCAAATGAACCCGTATAATTCTTTACAAAAGAATCACCAGTCATTGTACCCAACCCTAAAGTCTTTATAAATGTACCTATAGTTAAATTTTTGAGTTGCCCAACTCCATATTTTAATGAAATCCCAACTTTTCCATATTTACTACCAAAATCTCCAGCTATATCAGCTGCTCCATAGTCTGAACTGTCATTAGTTGGACCTGTCCACATACATTTTCCCGTACATTTACCTAAATTATATATTATATACATAGCAGTACTTTTAGCGTCAGCAACTATTTTTGACTTGGGTTTCATCGACTTGTCAAAAAAGGATTTTCCACTTTTATTAGTATAAACACTATTATTTATATCATCACCTACAAGACTTGTACCATTAGTAGTTGCTTGACAATATTTTAATGCGGGTATCAAATCAGCACCTGTTGTGATTGTACCAGGGCTCCAACCACCAACAATAGCACCAGTTATAAATTCATGATAAAATGTAGTAGCTGAGGTATCACCTTCTAAAATTAATTGTTTTTTAGGTAAATCATATAACAATTCCAATGGATAATTTAATTCTTTCATAACTTCTACTAATTTATCCTTATGGTGGGCATTAGTTAAATCTGGTTTCCCATTAGGAACTCGATAAGCCCATTCTCTTACTATTTCATCATAATCAATTAACATTCAACTTCTCCGTTATATTTACCATATCGTTATAATTTATCCCTCTCGATATTTTAACTGGGAACTTAGCACTTCCTTCAATCGTGTTTTTAATCTTCAATAAAAACTCCTTACCATCTCTCATACAAAAATCAAAAAGGAATGAATCGTATTGGTACAATACTAATTTAGTTTCATAACCCTTCAACACTTTCTGTAGTTTAGAAATGACCTCCATATTATATTCTGTCTCATTCAATTGTATTAAATAATTGAACAACTTATTAGGATTCATATCCTGTAAATTATTTTTTCCTATTTTCCTATTATAAATATAAGATTTGACAGAAAACCTCTTATTATACTTTATCCAGTTACTATTAACATATTCAGTAACCAACCCAAAAAATGGTATAGTTGTCGCTATATCTTTGGGAATTCCACCATATAAATACTTAAAACTTAATTTTTTACTTTCTTCATAATCTACACCATATTGGTTTCCTAAATATTCGTGCACTGACCCATCAGGGAAATCATAGTTTACAATATCTGCTATTAATCTTAGATGATATGCATCATAGTCCATTTCAATTAAAAGTCCACTATCTTCAAATCGACTAACGAAGGGTTCTCTACTACCATCACTTCGGTTCATAGCTGAAAAATTTAACCCACCGTATTTGTTAGCTGGTCGTCCTGTCAATGTATATGGATTATAGCGTGTAAATACAAAGTTATCTTTTGAGATATGTCTTTGATATTTAAATGGTAATTTATCTCTATTAACTTTTAATCCAGACGATTCTATAAAACTTAAATTATCAATTACTACATCATTATATTTCAGAAAAGTACCAGTGCTATCACATACTGTCAATACCCTTTTCATTTTATCTTTTATTTCTATACAATATTCAAGGTGCTTATTCACTGGTATCAATTTATTAACATTGTTTACTCGGTGGTACTTTTGTTTAAAATAAGTATGAGCTGATGTGTTTATATCATCAAAACTAAGTGGGTTATTTGTATTTAAATAATATAACATACCTACATCAATTACATTATCCCAATGATAAATATGGTTCAATTCATTCTTATTATGGGTGTAAATAGTCATCTCATTCAATGAAGCCAGGTTTTTAGTTGATATACTCTGAGTTTCACTATGGTCAAAGCATATCAAAAAATCTGTATCACAATGTACATATAACAACGACAATGCGTTGTTTAACGGATGCTTGTATATGTCGGTGAATATAGGAACAATGTAACACTTTGAGTTTTTATTATTCCGAATAAATGCATCGAACTGGTGTTGTTTTTCTATAACTTTCATATAACCTTAATTTAAAACTTTTATAGCATGCAAACCAAGTGTTTTTATGGTTGATAAAATTCTAATAAATTCCCTAATTTCGATTGTATGCCTGGTAGTGTTTCTTCACTCAATTGTAATGTATCATGATTAGCTTCAGTTATACCTTTGTGGTATATACCCTGAGTATCAGTATGCCCTTGTATATTACCTCGAATTTTCCATATAATTTTTAGTACTATATAAAACGCATTATCTAACCCACTACCCATACTAGCCCATGAATTATATTGACCTTTACTTATTTCTATAATAGGAGATGTCGGAGAATTAGCTTGTCTAGCAAAATATCTAAATATAAAAGTGTTTTTATAATCTTTTTCTGTAGGTTCAGGTTGATATACTTTAGCGTGGTCAGTATCTCTCGAATATCCCTTATCGTCTAATAATTGTTTATATAATTTTATTTCTTCTTCATTCATTTATAAAGCACCTTGAGTTGGGTTAGCTATAGGACTAACTTCTTGAGCGGATTTATTTATAGGTGGTGGTATAGAAGCTCTCATTATACCATCGAACTCAGTTGTCCACCCAGTAGCACTTATGTCATGTGACACTCCCTTTACCATAAATACTACTCCACTTCTAAAATTATCGTGGTGCAGACTGTTGCGTGGTCTATAAGCGTTGGGTAAATAATCAGTACTGAATACATTACCGGGATATATTCCAGCGATTCCATCTATTTTCATTGATAATTCTAATGGTAAAATAAAATCAGTTTTATAAACTTTTCCTTCTTCAGGATTTTCAATTTCACCGTTTTCATTTGATTCACCAAATTGTATTTTCTTTTTCATAACTTCTATCTGATAAGCTGGTAGTATTTCGCCTAATTGGTATTCAGTAAAAGCCGCGTGTACAGCTCTCGTCACATGAGAAAACCCATTATCTATAACAGTAACTACATCAGCTACACTATCAGCTATGGCACCGGATGCACTTTTCACACCTTCCCACATGGTCGACCACATACTCTGTTCTTCGGGCGGGTCTTCTTCATTGGCTTTTGCTATTGCTTTTGCATCTGCCGACAGAGCAGCTTCTTTCCCCTTGTTAGATATTATTTTTTCTATTCCACTCAATTTAATTTCAGCGACACTCGGCGGGCCTCCACTCCATCCCATATTACTGTTTATATCTACAGCTAACTTGCCAGGTGGTGGTAACTCACCTGAAGCGTTTCCATAGTAACTTGTGGTTGTTCTATATAACGCATCTGGTAAAGTAAATCCACTGAGGAATTTATCTACTACTTCCTGTCGTTGGACTGCTGTTAAAGACTCAATATCTCCATCTTCAGGTTTAGGTGGGTTTTTATCCATCTGCACATCAACTTTATTAGAACCATACATAGCTGTTAACATAGCGGTTGAAGGTATTTTAGCTGTCAATGATTGATTTATAACTATGGTGTTATCGGAACGCCAGGTTGGGAAATAAAATACCTTAGTTGGGTCTGATGATGTACTTCGCATATTAGGGTCTAATAAATTTTGTACTGAATTGTCAACAACATTCATATCAACTACCCGCATATTAGTTTCAACAGCACTATCCTGTTGTAAACTGAAATTAAATATATCTCCACTTACACTATTGATACCTTCAAATAGTTTTTCCATACCTTCGGGCAAGGTGTTTACATCGTCAAAACAATCCATTATAAATTGAACATTCAATTTTATATTTCTCAGATAACCTCGGTCTTCGGGGAGTTTGGGTCTTCCCCCATCATCTCCTCTAAATATTTCAAAATCTCCGTAGTCCAATTCACCGGTTCCTGGAAATTGACAAATTCTTGAATCAGCTGTTCTTAATGCTGGATGATTTGAGCATTGTACCGACTCATAACTATATGGTGTATCACCGCCAGTACCACTATTATCTATAACATCAATACTCCTAACTGTATATTTTATTTGCCCGTCACCGGAAACTCTGCCTAAATATTTACTTAATACATTATCTTCAAAATAACCCCAACTTATAAATGCCAAAGTACCAAATTGGATATTTGTATCACGATATTCAATGTTTTTACCTGTATAGATGTCAGCATCTGATGTTGTAGGTCCATCATCAAATCCCCAAGTATCAATTACCGTACCAGGGTTTAAGTGTCTAAGTAATTCAAGTTTCATATTAGTAACATATTTTTTAAAATTAGACATACCCAATTTTTTCAATTCTTGCTTGGCTTCTTCGCTCATTTCAGTTTCATCTGCGGCGTCACTCATATCACTTCCGTCATTACCGACACCAGAAGTTATCATAGGAGTACCCTGTGATATTAATTCAGTTGAACAATCAAACCCTCCAGCATCGTTAGATGACCAGGAAAAATTCTTTATAACTCCACATACAACATCATAATTACCACCATTGTCTAATACTCTTTTTTTACCCTCAGTACTTGCTTTTCTAAACTCGGTGGGAGCGAATGATATAATTTCACCCGGGGCTAAACTCCAACCCCATTCTAACATCACCGACCCCCCTATTCGCATAAAATGACCATCTAATCGTTCTAATTGACTAAGTGACCAACATTGCCAATTTATTGTAGCACTTTTTAATGAACCATAAGTACCTTCAGTTTTACACGAAATACCTGTTATTCCAGGGAGTGGTTTATATGTTTCACCATAATCTTCGTCATATCCTTCTATCTTAGGTTCATATAAATCACTAAAACCAGCTGGTAATGTTCCATTGTTAGTCAACTCACCACCCATCAAAATTACAGGGGTTTTTGATTTAGCTTCGTCAATGGGTAACCCACCAGAAGTCATTTTTATCCAGACAGCTCTCGTGGATGTAGATTTAATAGAATCTCTTATATGTCCTTCCTGTGGCGAATCAGACATTTTACCGAAAAGTGTCTTTTGTACATTTTCATGGATAAAAGATAGAAACGATGAGCTTAAATTTTTTCCTGTCATAGTTACCTCGCGTTATTTAACTCGTCCATATCTCTGAGTATAGTTTCTATGTCTGCAGGTATTCTAATTTTTTGTCCCGTTGGTATGAAAAAAGTATCACCTGATAGATTATTAGCTTGAGATATAACCCACCATAAATTAGGATTACTATAATATTTATGAGCTAATAAATCAAGTCGATTTGTACCATCTTTCACAAATATAACTATATCTGAATTACTTGGGTGTATCTGTGGGTATAGGGTAGAATTATAAATTCTATTACTGGTAGTCTTATCTGTACTTTTACCAATTCTTGAATATCTATTAGCCATTTAAAACTCCTACTGTTGTAAGTTATCTATATTATAAAATTTAGGGTTACCTAAATCTGGTAAGTGATTACCTATAAACACAAATGTAGCCGATACTTCTATATACATAGGTAATCGTTGTCCCGGTGTAAGTTCCCACGGAGAGTTATCTATCGAACTGACATTAATTCCACTAAAATAACCAGCTTGGTCATGAATTATATCACCTACTGTTAATTTTATAAATGGAGCTACCATTCTATTACCTAAGCTTGCATTCGTTTCAGTATTACCTAAACTAGCATATGTAGGGTAATTTAAACCAACTAAAGTATTAGCCTTTTCCCAAAGAATTTTATGTTCTGCTTTTGAATTAGGTATTAATTTAAATTTTAAAGAAAATTGTCGTTTGGCCCCTTTATATACATGGACAGGGTCTGGTCTCCCTACATAATTAATCTCAGACCAGTCTGGAGTTATAGTGTCAGATATGTCATCAATATAAGCCCTTAATATAATCATCTGGTTTGTATTTAATATTTTAATTTTAAATGGTATTAAATCGTGGACACCTGTTACTGGTTCAGTACCATCATCGTTTAATTGTTGAATTTCTAATAAATTAATTTTATCACCTTCATATTTCCCACCGGGGTTCGGTCGACCAGATACTCCATATGATGTTTGTATTTCTACCTTTTTAGGTTGGCCATCAACTTCTATTGTTCGCTGTGATGTCCATTTACTTCTGTCATTTCTTGCTGCTACAATACCTCCATATAAATGAGCTCTGTATTTATCTACTAATTCCTCACCACCGCGGGTATGTAATGTTTCACCATCTTCATTAGCTTTCATAGTAAATGGAGTTTCCATTGATTCGTGTGACGGAGTTATATCTTGCATTATTTTATGGTCAGTAAAATCTGAACCTACGGGTTCGACACCGTCAGCATTTACTGAAACATCTTCGTCAGTTGATACCGCATCTATTACATTTCGCTGTGATTGTCTTATTCTCTTAGTCCACCATTTACTCAAATCATTTCTATTAGTTACAATACCAAGCCAGGACATAGGTCCATTCTGTTCCATAAATGGTTCATCTACATATGGTCGTTCTGTATTAGTAAAACTTTTTTTACGAATGTGGGGTGTAATATCCGCGTAGTGCTCATGTAACCCTATATTAGTCTGATAAGCTTTTTCAATATCGTCCTCACCAGTCTGTAAATCATCACTATATAACACTACGGTAGGTGCTAACATCCCTGTAAGACCTTCACCTTTATTTCTGTAATTTCTTATACCTCTAGCCCCTACACCACCGAGTACTCTCGACGCGTATATACCTAATGGATTAAATGTGTTTCCAGTTTTCAATTTGGTAATGATAGCTGATGGACTATAACTACCCAATGTTTCTCTGAATGTTTTAGGACCTTCGTATGCTGCACCCAATATTCTTTTAGTTAGAGCCGTCTCATTAGCTAAGAATAATAAACCTCGAGGGCTTAATGTATGTCGACCGTAAGCATATGCATCTTTCAATGAAAGTTTAAGACCCATAAAGTCAGCCATCCCTTTAACTAAATTCACTGCAGTTGCAACCTTTCCTTCTTGAGCAGGTGCTTCGTGCGGTCGTTTAATTATATGTGGTTCAGAAAAATATGCTGCTGTTCTTGGTCCACTAGCTCGCCGTTGAGCTTCAGCTGAAATTATTTCATATACAGAATCACCTAAATTTGACTGTATCTTTGACGAATTATATCTACTTGATATTGGTGTGTAGTCAATAGTAGTAGTACCAATTGTCCAGTTCGTTAATTCTGTTTTATTGGGAATACCCTTACCAAATTGTATATCTCCAAGTCCATTGTTCAATGGATGTGAGTGTTTGGTTGAATGCCATGCTATACGATTATCATTATTTTTGAAATCATCACCACCCATCGATGGTGGACTTGTCAACTTCTGTTGAATTTTACTGTTATTTTTTTTTGGTGTTGGTTTTTTCGCTGATAATCCTGTGGTTGGTATCGCGTCTTGTGTTACTAATGCCATCTATATCTCCTATCCGACTACCGGTCTCATTATACTACCACCCAACACTTCACCCACTTTTTTACCATCCATATTAATAACACCACCCTGTTCTACTAATGATATTAATCTATCTAATTTAGCTCCTAAATTTTCTCCCTCACTCGGTGATGTTGATGATGTTGACGATGATGTTTCTCCTTCTGAATGTTCGTTACTTGTAGTGAAACTCATAACTCCCATAGCTAACCCACCAATTGCTCCTAAAGCTAATATCACTGGTAACATTGGTGCAATTAGTGCTAGTCCAGCTGCTAACGAAACTAAACTTATTCCGAAGAGTGCAAACGCCCCTGCAAGTAATACGATATTACTGACATTGGTAGCTAATGGTATTATATGCTCACCTAAACCTTGAAGTCCCATAGTCAATAACATCATACCACCACCTATAGCCGTGACACCAACTCCGAGAACTATAAGAGCTCCACCAAGTGCTATAAAACCAGCTACCCCAGCGCCGAATATAAGAGCTCCTACACCAGTCATCATAAGAACCCCCAAACCAAATACTGCGGCCGTAAATGCTATCAGAGTAACTCCGACTAACGCTATTTGTCCATAATCTACATCAGACAACATTTGTAACCCAAACGCGAATGGGATTAATGAAGCTCCCATAATTACCATAGCTGCAGCTCCTACTATTAAATCACCAGACAACTTTGATATTCCAAATAATGCTGCTCCCATAATTCCTAATCCAGCTGCGGCTGCTATATATGGTCCAACATCGAGTGGCATTTCTTGAAGTGCCTTAGCAAACACGAATAACGCGGTCGATACCACTAATAACGCAGCTGCTCCTTTTAAAGCTTTTTTAGCATCGAAGTTCTTAAACATTCCTCCAGTTGGACTTTCAGTTGGACTTTCAGTTGTTTTTACTGAGTCTGATACTTTTGCCTTACCAAGTCCTAACATACTTTTTCCTTTTCCGGTAATTGATTTCATACCATCTTTCATCACACTAAACATTCCTTTTGCACTTTTTGTTGTAGCTTCTTGAGCTTTTTGTCCTGTTATTAACCAAGTAACGAAATTCTTAATTGCTTTTAATCCACCAACAGTTAAGTTTTTTACCATTCCAAGAGTATTTGACCTCCATAGTGTTAAAGCTACAACACCAGCAGTTAATCCTTTACCAATATCAGTATTTAACCATTTAGCTATGAGAGCAAGAGTAAAAGCTATACCCTCAATTATGAGTGCTATCGCTGAAAACACGGGTTTAAACACTTCTAATAAATTCATAGCTATAGCTGAAATTGAATTTTTCATCTCTGTAATAGGGCCTAAAACATCATTAACTTTCATCACTTCATCGAATGATAATCCTTGTGCTATAGCTTCTTGTGTACTCAATCTTCCAGCTTCTAAGTCTGCTATAAGTTCTTGGTTTTTAATCATCTTACCCATCTCACTAACTTCCATTCCCATAGCTTTAGCTAAAGCTGCTCTCTCGTGACCTCTCATTGATTCCCACTCAGCTGCCGTTCCAACTTGTTTAGTTATTTCAGCTCCCATTTCTGCAATTTTACCATCAAAAGCTAATTGTCTAGCTTTTTCTAAATTGATGTCTCTACCTAACAATGCTTCTGCTTCCATTTCATCATTTAATGATTGTTCTATGTTTAATAAACTGTCAGCCATCTTTACCATTGACGCTATATTTACACCCATCTTAGCCGCAAATACAGCTGCTTCTGCTAAATTCTCACCACCATCTTTTATATAGTTTGCGAATGATTCTGAATTAGTAGTCATATCTTTTATTACTTGTCCAGGAGCTACACCCGCTGCTTTAGCCAGTTCAGTACTAACTACCGCTAAGTGACCAGCTTCTTTAACTGTTATTCCAGCAGTCGCTGACATATTTTCAAGGAACTTTGCAGATTCATCAGCAGTCACTCCAAGAACTTTACTCATTTTAGAAACCATTTCAATATTTTCTGCAGTAGCTGCACTTAAACTACCCATCGTAGTTACTAATGCTGACGCCGCACTTAAAGATTCCGTATAAGTTTGTCCAACCGCTGCCATGTTTTTAGTAACATTCATAGCTGATTCTTCTAATGCTTTACTCTCACTAACAGTCAACCCAAGCCCTTGGCGAAAATCTTCTGCTGCTTTTTCCGTCGCTGCGAAGTGTGCTGCGGCAGCTGTTATTAATGTAACTAATAATACCATTGGATTTGAAACTATAGCACCAACAGTATGTAATATATCATTAAACTTTTTTTCCATATCTTTAAGTGGTTGTAGACCTTTAGTGATGGCATCGTGTTTGTAGTTCATTATTTCAGCTGATTCTTCTAACTTTTCCAATCCGTCTTTTTGTAGTTGTAAAGCTTGTTTTTTTGATATTAAATCCTGCATATCGTCACTTCTACCAGCTGCTTTAGCTTTAAGAATATCTGACTCTATTGTGTAAATTTCCTTATCTGTAGCTGCTATTTCAGTTTTATATGTTAAATTAGTATAATCTTCCGAACCAATTTGCTTTGACGCGGCTGCTTGTTCAAGAGTAAGTTCGGTTATTTTGTCAAAACCTTTAGCCATATCATCATTACCTTTTTTATAAGCGAACTGTGCTGCTTCAATAGCTCCAATTGCAATACTTGATAATTCCGTTTCGTGTACACCTAATTGTTTTACCTGTGATACTCTATATTCAGCATACTCTTCCGCCTTTTCTTCTATTTCCTTTTGTGATTTCTTCTGGAATTTATCAATGTCTTTTATAGCGTCAAAATATTGTTGCTTAAGCTCATCAGTTATTTTTTCACCTGCTTCCACCTTAGCATAATAGTCATCTACAAGTTTATTAGCTTTATCGAATGTTTGCTGCTGTGCATTCTGTTTAGCTTCAGCTATTCGTTTTTCAGCTTCAATGATTTCATCAGCTTTGTCATTAGATATAAATTGTCCCGAGGCGTCTCTTGGTTTTGGCATTTTTATTCTCTATTACAATCCGTATTTCTTTCTAAAAGCTGCAGAACTTCCTCCGGTGTAGGATTCTACACTTTTCTTAAATTTTTCAATGGATTTAGCTAATTCCGCTTCCATCGCTTTTAGCTTAGGGTCATTCTCTAATGCTTTTATGTTCTTCTGTCGTTGTCTGTTAATGATATTACCCATAATACCACTTACAAACTTAGTCATTAAACTTTCCCGTATAAGATTCTTTTTAGTCATTATATACCTCCGAAAATTTGTGAATAGGATAACTCATATATAAATATAATAAAATTGAAATTTATAGTTATCTATTAAACGAAGGTGGACTATGTGATGGTTTTTTGTTAGCTTTATTCATTTCTTCTTGCTCTGCTTTCTTTACTTTCTGTAATTGTTGTAAATAAAAGCGTCTTAAATTTACAGGCATACCATATACTTCATTAAAAGTAAACCCGCCATTTGAGAAATAACAAAGGCTGAATATTTGCTCGTGTAGTTGAGGTTTAACTTCAGGAGGAAGGCCAAAAAAAGCTGACGGTCATAGGAACCTGTACCTCCGTCTCTGTCCCATCTGGACTTGTGTAATTATATGATAAATCTACATCAGGTGCAATATTTTTTAAATGTGTTCTGAATGCTCTCGAATCTTGAGCCAAAAACTGAGTATCTACAAACTTATTTATAGAATTTTTTTCCGAATCACCATCAATAGATATTATAGCGCGTTTCATACGAGTTGTTATATCGTGCTCAATACCAGTAGCCTTAGTGAACTTTTTCATTTTTTTCAATTCTATATCAATTTCTTTCTCGTCTTTATGAGTCAGTATTTTAAATCCAAGTGTTTTTTTGGAAACTGGTAATTCAAATATAAACTCGTTGCTACCCTTAGTGTATTCAGAAAAATTAACTTCGTTGGTAGATAATTGGTTCAAATCAACAGAATCTTTGGTTTTTTCACCAGTAGTCGGGTCGTTAATCTCAAATTCATACTCAGGCCCATAACCTAATATACGAGCTGAAATTAATATTGCATTTTTATCACCAAGTAACAAGTCATCCATATTAATTGGTTGACCATCACCATTATCAATTATTAAAGCTTTTAATAATTCATCAAGTACGATACCTTTATTGATAAGATTTTTACTTGTAAGAATATCCTCCTCACGAGCTGTCATATATTTAATTCTAACTTTACCACTTGCGAGTGAATTATCGCTCGGATAAAAGTACCCTGTACTCGGTAAAGTAACAAGTTCAGTAGGAAATTCTAATTCTTTACTTAGTGGTTGTGCTGGTTTTGTCATGTGTAACTCCTATTATAATAACCGTTTCATATATATAAATATACAGAAATAAAAAAAAGTGGGAATAAATTATTCCCACTCTTAAATAGACGCTTAATAATTAATATTTAATTGTTAAAACTCTAATACCCAATAATCAGCTCGTAACCCAACAGTTACACCCATCATGTCAGCATCACTTGACCAATCTAACGCACCAAAGTCAGCTTCAGTTATAAATGTGTTTTTACCAGTCCATTGTTCTACAATATCTCCGGCTGGTCCTAATAATTTAATAGTAACATCTTTAACATAATTCTCATGGTAACCTTGAGCTCCTGTTATAGACTCATAACTAAGCCTACACCATTCCATTACAGCTTGTGCTGATGATGGTACTATCGGGTCCATCAATTCAATTGAGATAGCATCCCAACTCGCTTTACCTTGTGCATATCTCTTTGTATTTATATGGTCAATCGTCAGTTCCGCAAAGGTTAATTTAGGTCTTGATGATACCTTAATAACAAAAGATGGAATCCCCTCAATATACATAATAAACCTAGCTTTATGTTTTGGTTCATACGCTGTTGGAAATAGTTCATCTGGTTGAATGAAGTCTGCCATTTTAGTTCTCCTATAAATCTTTTAAATCTTTTAAATCCGTCACATATCTATCAACTCATATATAAATATAAAGTTTTGAAAAAAAAGTATTATTTAAAAACAAAAAACCCTCTAACTAAAGAGGGTTTTTATTACTACATTGAACTTTTATTTCCTAATTATTCAGGGAAAGTCGCTCCTGTAGGCATTACTGTGAAGTCCAATACAATAAACTCAGCTGTTCGTGTTGGTTGTAAGAAAATCTGTCCATATAAGACATTTCTATCAACTAAATCAGGAGTATTATTTGTATCATCCATAATCACTTTAAATGCACTTAAACCGCTATTTTGTTGAACACTTTCAAGGAAAGGATTAGCTATATTCAAGAATCTGGTTCGTGTCGATGCATTGTTCTGTTCAAATACTAAAAACCGTGAAGAAGCTGCTATAAACTTCTTAACTTTAATTAATAGCCTTCGTACATTAACTCTATCCAGCGCAGATGATTTCTTTTGTAGAGTCTTTTGGCCCCAACATACAACACCTTCCCCAGGGAAAGTTGCTAATGGATTAACACTCGATTCATACAAAGTATCTCTATTCGCATGTGTTAGTTTTCTCTCAGCCTGTATAGCCATATCAAGTCCACCTCTATTCAATCCTGCAGGTGCAAACCATTCGTGAGAAACTTTATCATTGAATGCAATAACACCAGCCATCATAGTTGATGGTGGTACCCATACATTTCTGCCAATCTGTGGTTCATTTACTTGAACCCACGGCCAGTACATTGCAGTATAATTAGAATCGTATGTTTCTGCTGCTGTAACTGCAGTTGATAGATTAGCTCCCTTGACTACTGGGTCTGCTACATAGAAAGTATCACCTCTCGCCTCTGCTACATCGATTGCTTTTGAAACAAGATGTGAAGCTATATCATTAGTAACACCTGGCATCAATATCATATTAATATCATATTCATCACCGTTTGCTATTAGATTTAGTGCACTTACGAATTGGTCACTACCAGTAGCTTTACCTAAAGTCAAATTAAAACCCTGCCATTCAGCCGATGCTGACGCGTCACCATAGAACTTATGTGGACCTGTTGTTTTCACACCATCATTACCACCTTGGAATGCACCGCCAATTGAACCACTACCAGTCTGAGGTAATGAACCACTATCAGCTGGAACTGTCACAGTACCATTTTCATCTAAATAATCAGGTGTTTGAGTTACATTAGCAACTCTAACATATTTTGACTTATTTACAAACTCACCAGTTGATTGTAAATATGTAGTACTACCATCAGTAGCTAATGTATTATACTGGTTACCTATTATTCGTTCTATATAATTATTTGAGGTAGGGTCAAGTGACAAATCGTTCCAAGTTTCTAACGGATTCTTTCTCTTTGAAGTATCTTTACCATTTCTAATAACTAAAGTGAATGTACCTTTTTTATCATTTCTACCTGCTATTTCCCATCGAATACTATCCTTTGTAGCTGATGCTAATGTATCATTGGTACCTATCGAACCACTATTATTCATTATAACACCATCTGCTAAAGTATGTAAATCAAATGAATTACCAGTGCCTACCGATTGTGTAATACTAGCCGATGCATTTGTTATACCATCACCTGCAATTCTCACTACTGTCAATTTACCAGCGTGCTGTAGATAATTCTTAGCTGCTATTGAAGTAAAATATGTATAATATTGACTTCCACTTTTAAAAGAATCACCAAACTTTGCTTGATATTCAGCGTATGATTCGACTACTGTAGGAACCAGATGTGGTCCTTTTACTGTCGGTCCTATCAACGCCGCGCCAATGTCTCCGACTGCTGCTGGTAAAAAAGAAGCATCTATCTCATTGGTGAATACGCCCGGACTTACAATTTTTTCTGCCATTGTTTTTCTCCCATAAATTTAAATTTGTTGTTAAATATCTCCTGTTAATCCTCAATGACTAACATCATCCAACCATATATAAATATCTATAAAATTTCTCAAAAAAAGAAATTACTTAATATTTATACTATTTTTTTAAATTATTTTGGAGCTCCTGTGGCTTCTGATTCAGTTTTGTCTGGATTTGGTGTGAAAACTCCTGTAGCTGGGTCAAGTTGACCCGGACCATATTTATCATTTAATGATTTGACAAATACTCGCTCGTTTTCTTGAGCTTTTTCGTATTCTTCTTCTATTGTATTTTCTGTATCCTGTAAGCTATCGAGTTGTTGCTCAAGTAAAATTCGTTGAACTTTAAGTTGACCAAAAGTAGCTTGGATGTTTTGATATGATTGTTGAAGACCACCTAATCGTTGTAGTTCCTCTTCTGTAAATTTGACTTCTTCTGTCATGTGTAACTCCTATTATATTGTTATAAGTTATATATATAAATATATAGTTTTTTCTGAAAATGTATTTTATTTTTATTATCTTGTATTATCTGACCGACATTTTTCATACCAATAAGTACCATCACTTACTAAAGTAATCGTATCTCCTGTAGTTCCAGCTGTCCAATTTGTACCACCTTGTAAAGTCAAATCACCAGTGTTACGGGCCCCACCGTGTGTAAAATCAGTATAACCATCCTTCAAAATGATAGTGACCTCTTGACCGGCTACACCACCAGTAAAAGATTTTATATTAGTTGTTCTGGTGTTTGCTGTTTTAAACATATTACCCTTTGAAACTGTTGGTGTTGTATCACTCGCACTAAAAGTAATAAGGGTTTCACCCATCGGACCATCTATTCTTGTTATGTGACCTGCAGTTATATTTCCAGTATCAATATTAGCAGTTCCATCGACATATAAATCTTTCCATTCTTTTGTAGATGAACCCAAATCATAAACATTGTCTGAATTTGGAATCAAACTTGAACTGATAACTCCAACTGAACCTGTATCGATATTAGCTGCTGTGAGATAACTCGATTCAAATACACTAGCAGATACTTCATTATATACATCAGTTAAATCATCTTCTATTTGTTGTAACATATAAAGAATTGGTTTGTTCGCTTCTAACATAGCCGAATCTAATAGGTGGTCACCATTAGCGAATGATGATGACATTTCATTAAACACACTACTGCTAATTGTAGTGGAAGTTGTCTGTACATCATCAACCATAGCATCACTACTTGTAACAAATAATCGTTTACTTTTTCGAGTTTCTTTTATATATAAATCGGTGTCTTGTCGTATTTCATTGGCCATTAATCATCTCCTAAAAACTGCCTTCATCTGTTGTATCATATTCCCAAACAGTAGTTGCTACAAAATAATTACTATTAGTGGATGTTCTTTCTACTGAAATCCCTAACCGCTCACCAGCACTAAATGTAGCTACGCTTCCTGAAAATCTAAATAAAGTACTTGTATCATCAACCATATCTACTGTAATTTCTTGGGTGGCTGATAGACTAAATATAACTCCACTATTATATGCACCAGTCCAAAACTTCACCGTAGTACTTCCAGGGTCGGTAGATTGGTTGTATAAAAGTACTTTTACTAATCTGCCCGCGTAGGGTGCTATCATCATGTGATATGCGGCTGCTGTAGTTCCTTCAGAAGTTGTACCTGCTAATGGAATCCATACTTTAGTAGAACTGTAACTATGATAGAATGCGCTATTTTTTATATCTTTTATTTTTCCAAAAAACTCACCACTTGAACTTATAACTGGTGTAGTTGAAGAATCATTATAGTAATTTCCACTTCCTGATATATCACCATTTACAGTTAAGGTTTTTGATGGTGATGTTGTATTTACTCCGAAATTACCGGCGTTATCAAATGCGTGTGTATCAGTACCACCATATCTAAATAATAATCCTCCCACTGGTGTAAATCCAGTTTTAGAAGTTGCTATCTCCCAATTTACATTTGACGAGTATAAATGAATAGATGATGATTGATTGGTGGCAGAACCTATTAATATTTTTTGATTTCCATTTGAACCGACACCACTGGATACAGTTCCAAATATCGATTCGCCACCGCTTCCGGATATGAATAGATTACCACTTCCTGATATGTCACCTTCTACTCTCACACCAACGGAAGAAGATAAATAAGTTGTACTATCATGCCATAGAGAACTACCACCACCACCAGCAGTTATTGAATCACCATTTAGTGTTAATGAGCCTGTTATATTAGCAGAACCTGTAAAATTATGAGTATCATCTAATGTATCACCAAATATTGTTGAACCACTTGAAAATGATTGTGTCATATGCGTGACAGAAGATGAAACTATATAATTTTGAGCGGTAATGTTTCCACCATCAATAATAAAATTATCAGTAGTAATAGATATTGACTTGCTATCTACTGTTAATACATTATGATGCGTAGATGAACCCGAAAATTCAATCGTTCCAGTTGCTGGTATAATTACTATATTTTTTCCCATTTATACTTCTCCTACATATAAATATATGTATTATTGGTTTTTAATGTGTTATAGGATAACCTTTAACATAAACACTACTACTAACATAATTTATCCCATATCTTACAGCTGAATATTCATCAGGGTCTAGCCTCGACGCTGTGTATGGTGTAGTACTGAGACCACCACCATAATCTGTCGGTATTGGGTCTGTGACTGGTGACTTGAATAAATTTCGATGTTTACCAAAGTGTATCGGGGACCCAATTATAACTTTTCCACTATTAATTTCCATTTTACCTGCAAATGGAGCTTTAGTGTTATTGGCACTAAAAAATGGACCAAAATATCTACCGTTATATTTCGCTGACGACTCATCAAAATATAGCGGGAGCCATCTCCCCCAGAAACAATTAAACCTAGAACCCGTATCTGTCGGTTCAGCTGTTATTGGGTGAGTTTCACCAGAGGCTGAGGTGGGTGGTACATTTAAATAATCATAACTATAATCTACTATAGCCAAGTTTAGCTCACCATTATCATTAAAATCATCAGTAGCTGATTGGTTTAGTCGGATGGTTTTAAATTCAAAATCTGGTAAATCATTGTCACTACTGACTAGCTCGGTTTTGGAAGCTGATACTTCAAATGGTTTACTATATGCTGACATACTCATATCAGTATCAAACTCAACACTCCATGATACAGAAGCGTGGATGTCGTCAGTAAACGGTAATACAGCAGCTTGATTATTATGTGGAATATGTCCCATGGGTACTTTAACACAAATAAATTTACTGATGGGGTTTATTGGACCAAACCTCCACATACCTCCACCAGCGTAAAGCCCCTCATAGGCAGTATTCGTATCAATAGAGAGTTCGCCTGAATCATTGAAACAGGTCAAATGTAACGATAAATCTGCAATTGCCTTGAACTGTGGTATATCTATCTGGGTGCGTGTTACTCGTATATAATACCTACGAAGGCTGTAGGATGTTATTCCATCATCATCTGTAACGGGTGGTATACAATGTGAGGCGGGGCCCCAACCAATCCACCCATTGGGTGTACCAGTGCTACTCCGCGTAACATTTTTATATCCCGAATGGTAGCCAGGTCCCGATGTATTTGTTGGAAACACCCTATACGAGGTTTGACCTAAGGTTGTATTGGCCACACTCGCACTATCCCTGACTCCTGCCCAGGTATCACTGCCATTAGCTCTAATGGAATAACCAAATACAGGTCTATTATCTACATAAGTAGCTTCATCACTATTTGCTCCGTCAAGTGCAGTCAATTTAGGAGCGGTAATTGAAGTATCGGAAGAGTCATTGTAGCTACCACTAACTCCACCATCTCTACTCCACATATTATGTGATGGATATAATATTATAGAACCCGATTCTAAACTCATTACACTTCAACCTCCAGTTTATCTATATCTTTTCTCTCACCATATACTACATAATGACAATATATTTTCCGTGTAGGTTTTTTACAACCTACCAATATTTCATTATTACGAATGTCTTTTACATATAAATTTTGGAATCTTCCGATAGGTGTTAAACTAACCGTTATTGTTCCTTTATCTACTAAGTGTACCCAATAATCTGGTAATGTTATTTTGTAATCACTTTTCAAAACTCCACGGACATATACACCATTTTCTGGTCCTTCAAGTGAGGCGTATTGTAATTGTTTACCTTCTTTTGATGGATGTGGAATTAAAAATGATTTTCTTGTCGCAGTTAAAACTCCGCTTATATCAACATCACCACCTACATTTATATTACTATCAACTGATAGATTTTCTACATAAACTGTCTCGTCAGCATCTGCAGTTTTGTTTCTCATACCTATAATCCAACTATCCGTTTTATTGGATATGACAGAGTTCCAACTACCAATAAATCCTGAGTTAGAATCTAAAATACTACCAGTTAATATGTTATTTTGACCCCCAACTATTACATTGTCAATTCCATCTGTTATCTGGTGTGAACTACCACCTATTATAATATTTCTATAATAAACTGAGGATGTTCTTTTGTAAATGGAAGACCCCCCAGAACCTAATATTAAATTACTATACCCAACAGACCCCGATACTTTAGAATTAATACTACCAAATATCATATTACCATAATCGTTAGCGTGGTTAGCTAAGTCAATACTATTGTTAAAACCTCCTAATATAGCAGAATGTTTTGATGCGGTTATTTCGTGGTTTATACCACCCTGAATAAAACTTGTATCTGAATTTAAAATTCTACTGGCCGTGGCTGCTACAATTGATGATTGTGGTGAATCAGTGGTAACATTCGTAACCCTATCAGTTATAATACCACCTTCCTTTGATACACTAAGCAAATCAACCGACCCCGATTTTATTTTTAAATCGTGAGTTATTGGGTCAACAAACATTTTAATTTCTCGTGAACCAGTTCTTATTCTAATATCTTTGTGGTTTACCGAAAATACATCATTTACTCTAAAAGTATTGTCTGTCCCCACACTCATTGTCACTTCATTAGCTGAAGAAGCTGAGTGCCTCATTATAAATCTACCATCAGGTTTCATCTTAAATACAGGAACTCCCAAATCATTCTGTATTCTGAGTAAATCAGTCTGACTTCCAGATAGGGAAGCTGATATGTGAAATGATGCTGATGGTTGTGTAGTTCCTAACCCAAATACTGGTGAATTTCCTCCCCAACCTATAACACCAGCACTTGATGATACAACTCCAGCTGAACTACTATATACATGCATTAGATTCATCCAAGCTCCACCGCTCGGAGCACTATGGAAAGTGTTGTCATACAGAGTTATTATAGAACTTGGTATTGGTTTACCATCCGCCCCTATTACTGTCACACCCACCGAATCGGTTATGTAGTCGAAATGACCGTGACCAGTAGTGTCGGCTGGTTTTCCACCACGAGTTATATCCATAACTTTCCTGTATTTGTAACCAAAAGATGCTATAACCTCATCACCAACTTCAGTGGTGACTGCTAATTTACCTTGTATATTACCCATACCACTCATATTACCTATATTGACATTACCCGAACCACTGAGATTTAAATCATTATCGTACATTATGTTAGACGACATATATAATCTATCCCACCGGTCTGTGTTGGTTCCTAAAGTATGAACTCCAGATACATTATTTGGGATTATATGACGACCGTACACATCACCACTTGCACTTATGTCACCTTCTATTCGTATATCAACAGATGAAGTTTGATAAGTAGTACCATCAAACCAATTACCAGTCCCACCACCTGAAAATACAGAACCATTTTTATAATATTCAGTTGCATATATAGTTCCACTTGAACTTATGTTTCCACTTGAACTTATGTTTCCAACTACATTTAAACTACCCATCGAACCAGTATCAGAATTTTGTAAATAAGTAGATAAATCTTGGTCACCAGTATTTGTACCACTTAAATTTGAACCTACTATTATCCCACTTGAACTTATGTTTCTACTTGCGGTTATATCCGTCACATTCAGATTATTAACTAACACGAGTTCACTAGCACTTATATAACCCGTAACTTCCAAATCACCATTACCAGATGAATCTATGTTAAAATATTCATAAGAATCACTAATAAATTTAGCTGTACCATATACATTTAATAATGGAGTGTCATCTACTCCTCCACTTATAGTTAAAGAACCAGTTAAAACTGATTGAGAAAAATGTATATGTTCGGTAGATTTTAAATTACCAAAACTAGCACTATTAAAATCTAAGTATGAGCCACTAGCATATTGAAATGATATTGATGGTATTCTAAATTCACCCGAACCTGATATATCAATACTACCTGTAAATTGGTGGATGTATTCTGATGCTGGACCCGCATCCTCTGGGTCATCTGCTCCGAATATTGTACTACCACTAAATGTAGATGATGAAAAATGACTCATTTCATTCACAACCGTATGTATTACTGACTTACTTTCAACAGTATCTACTACAAAATGAGCGAATGAAGCTGTTGTCGTACCAGAACCACTTAAATCTCCAGTAAATTCTATAGTACCATTACTCGCACTAATAAAGTTTGAAGATAAATTACCTATTACTAAATCTTTAAAGATTTCTACTGACCTATCACCTCTAAGTGTCATAACAGAGGCTGCAGAAGTCCTCATTACCAAATCATAATTAGGGTGCCATTCAAGGATTGCGTTATCTGAGTCATAGTCCCATTTCAATTCAACATACTCAGTCGCATGATATCCTTGAACTTTCAAGGTAGCGTCATCAGAACTATTTTGTATAGTTAAACTACTATTTACATATCCAGTTACACTCATATCACCATCAACGGTAAATAATGGTTCATCATCACCACTTCCTGAAATTAACAGAGAACCTGTCAATAGTGCACTTCCACTAAATGGAAATCCATTACCACTTCCACCACCACCATAACTTCCAGTATAATATAATCGACCTGAACCCGTATCTATTAATACAGTATTATATTGGTTTGTTTCCGCGGAACTTGCACTTGTGAAACTTATTCCACTTGCACTAAGATAAGATGATGAAATTGCTGTTGGAACTTGACCCGTTGGTCCTATGTAACGATAACCTTCAATCCAAAGTGGATGTTTATATCCACTTAAATCAGGTGCATCTTCTGCAGTAGCATGTCTAGCTATAAACAACCCACCTTTAAACGCATCGAAAATCCAACCTCCTAATTTATATCCTGTTGAAGTTGACGGAATATCATCGGGTATCTGACCAGTCGGTCCGGTATTAGTAGAATTTGTATATTTAATTGTAGATTTATATGCACCCCCAAATCTTTGAGGATTTATCCAGTTTCTTAATATCGCTGAAGAAGAATCAAATAGTAAACCTCTACTTAATTTAGTAGTAGCATAACCAGAATCATAAGTACCATCAACAGAATTTATATCCTCATGTAAAGACCCTGATTTGCCATAAGCATAGTAATATTGGTTATTAACTTCATTTAACATAGTCAATGGCATAACGATTTTTTCAACATTTGGATTATCAGTATCAGCATCTTCATCTGAAGAAGAAAAGCTACCGGACCATAAAGCAGTAACATCTCCCGATACATCTTCACTACGTGTTACCCAAGTTCTAACTCTCGCGTATGAGGGTGTACCAACTCTCTGTGGTTTTACATATCCATCAATTAATTCTTCAGCAAATATAGTATGAGCAGTATCAAATACTTCTTCATATTGTTGTTTACCCGAATCTTGGTTTAAAGTATTAAATACATGCTTAAACGCTGTAATTCGTTTTTCATATTCACTAAATCCTACATCACCTAAGGCCATTTATACTCTCACTATTATAAGTTTTTATTATCATATATTTCAACTTCTGATTTAATCTGTAACATAAATTTTTTAAATTCATCTAAAGATAGTATTTTACTTATATATGAATTTTTACTCGTAGTAATACTATATTCGCCTATTAAAAACTTTAATTCAACATTACTATTACTACTATTATATATTATTTTAAATAGTTCATTCTCCATAATAAATATCTCCTATTATATATATTAATTAATTTTCTACTATAGTTAAACTATTCATATGCATTCTACTACCAGTAGCATTATCTTTAAATCTAACTCTAACTAAGAATATTCCACCATTATAATCAGCAACCATAGTCCGTAAAGTAAAATTAATATGATGTTCAGTAGTTACACCACTACCTTCAGGAGCAGTAACTTCTTTATCTAAAAATGCGGTAGCTGTTCCCCAATCATCAGCTGCTGGATTAGTTCCTGCAGTTTCACCTCCAGTAACAACTCCCCATTTAGTTCCAGGAACACCAGTATTTCCTGTTCCTGCTGTAGTTGGAGTTCCAACTAATCTCATATCAATTCTAACAGGTAAAGTATCAATCCCAACTGCTGGTGGACCACCTGCCCAAATATCTGACTTTAATATACCATCTTCACCAGCACTTGTTCCTATTTTCATTTTATATGATGATTGTCCTGATGGGTCTGGTACACTTATTATTCTATAATAATATCTATCACCACTACCACTCGCATTAGAATAATCTGTAAATGTTGGGTTTGTAACTCTATTAGTTATTCCATCATATCGAGTATAATCAATAGTTGGATATACTAAAGCTCCATCATATCTAACTTGTAAATCAGTTGATTGTGAAATATTATTTGATGAAGTATAATCTGTTCTTTCTGAACCTGTCCACCAATTTAAAGCACCATCTTGTACAGGGTTACCTGATGCTGGGAAAAGGTTTCCAGGGTCATTTAACTCTACCAAATCAATTGCACTTTGACTTGTCCACCTATAATCTTCTTTACCAAAAAATTCTGATTCATCAGTATTTGATGTAATTGGTGTAAAATCATTTAACCATCTACCCACTGGAATTGAAGCTGATATAGGATTATGAGTCCAACTATTATTTCCATTATAAGTTCTGATTTGTGGTTTAATATCAAGTGTATAAACAATACCTTTCTTATCTGCTGGGTTAGATGGTAAAGTAGTATTTACCCAAGCAGTTATTTTATCAATACTACCACTTGAACCTGTTGTAGGAATTATGCTATCATAAGCTGTATCACTAAATACTAACCCGTCACGAGTGCTCGTACTTGTCAAATCGTGATACAATGTTGTATTATTATTTAAAGTTGAACCAGAATCTATTTCAATTTCATTGGCAGTATCTTCAGTAAATTCAACACCTGTAGTAGTAATAACTACAGCTGCTTGAGTTGAAGTGCTAGGGTCTCTATATGTTTTATTTGCTAAACCTAATAATCTATCTTTTAAAGATAATACAAGATGATTATTAGCTTGTGTAGTCTGTTTTCTGAAAAATGAAACACCAGATAAATAACTTTGAGTAATACTACCTACAGGGTCAAAACTCCAACTTATAATACCTGAGGTATCAATTGAAGCGGTTGTAATCCCATCATCATAATACCACTCAAATGGTTCTAAACTTTGTGTAGTTGTTCCATCAATAGAATGTGAAAATTCTAATATATTATATCCATCTCTCTGTTTGTTGTCTAATTCAAGTCTAGCTGCCCAACCTTGATAACCATTTGGATAATATCTGTCACCCCTATAAATACTTTGAGATACATTGTTAAACGGAGCTACTTTTGTAAGTATCAATCTTGATTTACCACTATCCCAACTTGCTGTACCATCACTCCAACCATTTTCATCATAACCTTCTAAACTTTGATTACCAGTTTTATCTGCTTCTACAAACTCTGCTTGTAAACTAGCATTAACTTTTTCAACACCATTAACTTTAACAATTAATGAACCTGTATCACCAAAATCATATGCTCTATCAGTATTAGTATAATTACCATTAAAATTGCTAGGAGTTGTAAATGACATTGTATAATTTGTTGGACCAGCTGATGTATCTTTTGCCATCATAACATTAGTAACAGTATTACCAGCTGGCTCATCACCTTTATAATAATCTAAACCTGTAGGTAGTGATGCTTTGTATAATCGAGCACTACCACCTATCGGTGGTATATTAATTCCTGCTGCTGCATATGTAGAAACTATAATGTGACTACTACCACCACTATTTGACCAATATTCACCATGTAATGTTCTTGGTTTAGCTGGAACGATATTAAATGTAAATGGATTATTTGATGATGTTCCGTTACCAGGCTCCGTATCACTACCAGTGACATAAATAGTATAACTTCCTACATCTGTTAAATCGTTTAACAGAGCTGTATCAATTTCCAATGAGGATGTATCTGCACTATTATTAGCGTCACCAGTTGTTGGATTAAACACTATATCAACAGTATCTGTTGCATCGTAATTGACTTCTAAATTTGCAGGGAATGTCAAAGTAGATAAAGATGTAGTTGGAGGTGCAATTGCACTTATACCTGAAACTATATCTACTGAAATATCAGCGCCCTCATAAGTTACATACTTAGCTAAATCTACACTTGAAGACCAATCGGTATCATCTGATGAAGTTTCTGGTACAGTATATACCGATGCTGATGGTGGTGGATTAACTGTAATTTCAGTACCACCTAAATGTGTTACAGTTACTAAACCACTATCAGTATTATGTAATACTGAATTATATGTGACTGTCGCTGTACTATTCAACTCAATAGGAACAAATGAAGATGTATAAAATACTGATTGTGAACTATGCACATTATAATCAAATTTGATTGAATTTGAAATCTCTGTAGAACCAGTATGTACTGTTACTTTATGGTTTCCACCAGAATATCCACCAATAGTAAATACACTTGAGGTATGATGTGGGCCAAATGGTTCTATTATATCTGCTAATACCCTAACACTAACTAATTGTTCTTGTGAAGGAATATTATAACCACTATTTGTAGCTTTAACAGTTTCAGTTACATTTTTTCCATGTAATAATGTTGTTACCCGTGAAGGTGTTCCTACACCACTTCCAGATATTGGAGTTTCGGCTTCTACTCTAATATTTTTAATTTGAGTATCGTCATGGTTATTTATTGTTAAAGAAGCAACTGTATCAGCTTTATCATCAAGTAACCCATCAGTATAAAATTCACCAACTGGTTGAGATGTATGGGATGCTGTTGAGTTCATATTGTAAGTACCTACAGTAAATGGAGTAACTGGAGTATTACCATACCAAGAACTTGTATAAGAAGCTGTATAATCATTATTTGTATTATAACCAGAACTTGATGTTTCAATATCACCAGTATCGGAACCAGATTTAAATATAAATGTTTTTAATACTGAATTATCTTTGTTTAATGTAAAGTCCATAGGTGTGTGTTGAGGTCCTTTTGGTTCAGTTATATCTACCAACACTCTAAATCTAACACAAGCTGAACCACTCCATAAATCCCCAATAGTGTCAGCTATTGTATCTTGTAATGTTGCTGTTTGTCCATATAATATAGTTTCTGTTCTTGAATCAGTACCTATACTTGAAGAATATGGAAATTGTTCTACTTCTACACTATAGTTTTCAACTTTAACATCTGGGGAAGCTGAAACTGCAGTATAATTCGTTGCTTGAGATATATCATCTAATATTGTTCTACCATTTTCATCACTTGGGTTGTGTAAAATATAAGTATCATTATCAGTAAAATGGAATTCCCAAGTATCTTGGTCAATACTATTATATGATGGAGCTAATGCTTCATTTATCCAAGATGAAGTATAAGATGCTGTAAGTCTGTTATTGTTATCATAACCCCAATTAATATTATAAGCCGATGAAGTATTAAAAGTTTTTGTAGTTCCATCACCAGTACCAGTATCACCGGTGTGTTGATTGTCTTTATTATACTTAATTGCAGTACTATGATGATGAAATCCAAATGGTTCTTCAACATCAACTAATATTCTAAATCGTGTAACAGATGAAGCTGTATATTCTGGATTATTTGGCCAATCTGAACCAGTAGATTCGGAAGTTGTTTTTCCATATAATATTGTTCTTTGTGCTGGAGTAAATGATGGATAATTCTGTCCAATTCCAGATTCACCAAATGTTTCTGTTTCTATTTTCAAATTTCTAATTTTTGTTTGTTCTGTATCATATACTATTAATGATGAAGTTTGACCCGATGTGGTCGTAAAACCACTCAAATCAGCTGGTGTATGTAAAATACTACCACTTAAATATGACCAAGTTGTCCCATCTGTATAACCTGAACTACTTAATTGCTGTCCAACCCAAGATGATGTATAAGAAGCTGTAAGTCTATTATTGCTATCATAACCAGAACTTGAATATCCCTCTGGGACATCAGTTGATGCTGTACTGAATGTAATTGAATCTGTTAGTGTCGATTCATTAGCAGTTTCAAAAGACTTCTCAAATCTTGATTCTGTATGATGTGGTCCGAAGGGTTCTGTTATTTTAGCTCTAACTCTAAATCTTGAAACTGATTGTGAAGCGTAATTTGATGCACTTGGATGAGTTGCAAAACTCATACTATCAGCTAATGAATAATGAGGAACACCATACAATATTTTCCTTGAACCCGATGTGGTAGTTACCTCAGAATACCCATAAGTTTCTGTTTCATAAACAATATCTTCAATTTGTGTCGGTGGTGTTTGACTTACTGATATGTGACATTCGGTTATGTATGAAGTATAATCATTTATATCTGCATTTGTCGGTGAAGTAAAAGTTGGTGTAAATGTATATTCACCTGGATTATACTTAAATTCTTTCCAAGATGATGTATATGACGCAGTTAATCTATAATTTTCATCTCTGCCCCAAGAGAAATCTATTGCCCCACTTGGATGAGATGTTGAACCAGTTTCAAAATAAAATGTATGACTATAATCACCACCAACTGCATCAATAGAAGCTGTAATTATAGTATGATGTGGGCCAAATGGTTCTTGAACTTTAGCTCTCAATCGTAATCTAACAACAGATTCACTTATATACTCATTTGACTTTTCGTACCCCTCTAAACTGGATGTTTCAGCAGTTAATAATGTAGTTGTATATCCATATAATATACTAGCCGTTCTCTCAGTATCAAGTTCATTTGTTAAATATGAACCACTTTCTACTTCTACTACAATATCTGATATTTCTATGACTGGGCAAGGATTAACTATTAGTTTACCCATATGGTCTGTATAATGAGTTGCTTTATAATGGTCATTGTTACCATGTTTAATATAAGTAGTGTAGTGTAATCTGTTACTCGCTACACTAAAGAAAGCTGTATGGTCCCCGAAAATAAATCCAGTAAATCCTTCACTCTCGGTAACTGCTGTATATGGTGTGTCGTGACCTATTTCTGTTGTATGATAAGTTGATGCTGTCTCTTGACTACCACTAAATCTAAAGTAATTAAATGTTTCAGCAGTATTAGTTGGAACACTTGAAGCACTTAAAATTCTAACAGTTGTAAAATGAGTGTCAGCTGTAGTATATCCCGGGGGTTCTGTAATATCTGCTGTTACTCGTAATCTGACTAATGATGCTGTATATTCGGTAGCTAAATCTGATGCTGTTTGGCGAGTTTCAACATCATCATATAGAATAGTTGTTTCATACGAACTTGTAACAATTCCACTATAACTACCAGATTCAAATTCAACTCTTATATTATCAATACTTGCCGTAGGTGGTGGAAATACAGACATTGTAAATGGAACTTCGTTTGGAGCTCCTTGACCAGTTGCTCCTTGAGCTACATTATTATCTAACATACCAATTCTAAATTCTTCATCTCGGTTAATTACTTGATTTAAAACTCTATTATTGTCAACCATGTCATAACTACTAACACTTGCAGTAAATACTAAGGATTCTTGTAATAAAGCTTCAGCTGTACCACCCGTTTCTTCATCACCGTCTGTATTAATAGAAGCTGTCCAAATTTTATCATTTAAAATGTCAGCTTGGTGGTGTCGCATTGTAAAAGTATAACTAGGTGTGTTGGTTCCATAATTTACTGCTGGATTACTTGTATCTCTACTCGCGGAATAAACCCTAATAAAATCATCAATGTTTGTATCTTCAGATGATGTAAAATGAGCTATCATTTCAATAGAATCTTCGTCATGTACCATAGACATAGTTAATGGACTACCTACTACCGAGCCAGTTGGAATAATAATAGTTGGAAGTTCATTAACGAATGACTTAATCGTAATAGTTGTGAATACTTGTTGTGTATCACCACCACTGCCAGTTTGAGCTCCATACACTAAATATCTATGAACTCCCGGTGCAAAATCATTTAAAGATGGTACTTGAATATATTCAGGGTCAGTTGCGTCATAAAGTGGGTCTCTGTTAGAAGCAGAATAATAACTTCTTGAACCACTATCAATTGTTGTAAATTTATCTGTTATTTTTACGAATGTATAATAATTTGGTAAGAAATTTGCCGATGATGTAGTTTCTATTCTAACTGATTCTACCGTGGCCAGACTTTCACCAGAACCTAATTGAATTACAATGTCTTCAGTTCTTGGGGTGGATTCAGATAGTGCAGAACCCGTACCTGCGAAGAATACTTTACCGACCCCTGTTAGTGCACTCCCATCTCCACTAAACGCCGATGCGATGATAGTGCCTTCTACATCAAAAGATTCAGACACCACAATCCCACTCTGGAATTTAGCTTCACTTCCAGATTGTATCCATGCACTACTCGTAAATTGATGTATTCCTGCCATTATAACTCACCCGGATTAATTGTTATTGTTGTCCCCTTAACTACCGTGGATTTTGATGCTGTCGTAACTCCTAACACTAAATATCTATAAACACCAGTAGATAGTCCCTCGACTATATATGTATCTTGTTTATTTAACCCATTATTAGAGCCCGAAGAAACTACATTCCACTCGTCATTTTTGTTTTCGATAAAAGTATAGTGATTTAAATCCCCACCCGAAGATGAAGCTGTTAATGTTATATCATGTAACCCCCCACTACCAGTAGCCCACTCATCAAACGCCATTGGTGTTCCTGAAGCTGAACCTACAAGCAATTGTATTCCGGCTCCATCAACTCCATCCAACGAACTACCATCTCCTTGGAATGTACCCACTATCGGTCCTACAGAATCTTCAATAGTAACATCACCTGTAACAGTAATTCCACTTTTAAAGGTAGCTTTTGATTCAGATACAATAAATAATGAACTTGAAAATTCCATCATTTAACCTCCTTTAACACAAAACTATATTTCTTCCCAGTCTTTCTATTGATTAAAAATAAATCTGTATCTCCTTCTTGGATAGTCCAACTACCGTGTGTACCATCAACTTCATTTCCACGATACTGCTCATTAGATAAATTTACATCACCAAAAAATGTATCTTGTGCATGGATGGACTTCCATTTATTTCCTCGCTGTCCCAAATCATGTTCAGCGTTCTCGTCAGGTATAATAGAACCAGATATAGTTATACTTCCACTTATTGATAGATTTTGAGTAACTTGATACCAGTCGGTAGTACCAACTTGATTAAATATTCCAGAACCACCTCCACCAGGAGTACTATTTAATGCGTAACTCGCTGTTAATGCATAACTCGAAGTAGTTGCATAACTTGAAGATTCAACATAACTCGAAGTAGTTGCATAACTTGAAGTAGTTGCGAAGCTTGAAGTCAATGAATAACTTGAAGATTCAACATAACTCGAAGTAGTTGCATAACTCGAAGTAGTTGCATAACTTGAAGTAG